TCTAGGTGAGTTCGATTCAGATCTACAAGAATCCATGTCGATACTGCATGGGCTGTTTCAGGGGTTCTGTGAGAGGTGCAGTGGGTTCTCGTTTGACGAAAAGCAAGATTTTTTAAGTGCCGTCCGTGAGTCGTTGATTGCTGAAGCGCAGGCCGTGGTTGGCTTGCTTGGTAAGGCCGCAAAGTTGAAGGGGAAGGATAATTTAGCCCTTGTCGCGAAGGCACATGACAAATTGGCCGACCGAGCAAGAATTATGGCGTTGACGTCCGAGTATTTAGCATCTCGGGCGATGGCGTCAGCCAACAAGGAGTGAGCTATGAAAAAGCAGGTTGTGAGAACGACTCTTCAAGAGGATTTTGCATACCTCGGAATCCCGTTCGGGGAGGATTCTCCCGTGGATGACAATGCCGGTGAGACATCGGTTGAAGAAGAGCCGGAGGCCCCGCCCGTGGAGGAAGGTGATCTCGAAGAATCTGGAGAGGATCCGCTGGAGAGCGAATTCGTGAACAAGGAGCTGTTCGACAGGATCGAGGGACTCCCGCACGAAAATCTCGTATCCGAAGACTACGAGAAGATCCTCGATGAGCTTTCCAAGAAGAAGCTTCCCGATGGGGACGACGAGCTTCGTGAGCACGCAGAGCGAATCGTGAGAATGCTCCAGGAGGGGGCCGCGAAGCGCCAGCGTCGTTTCAAAAGCCTGTCGACGACAAGGAAGATGACCTTCAAGTGCCCGCAGGGCCAGCGTGCCGTAGGAGGTGGAGATGGTGGGCGTCCGGTATGTCGTCCGTCGCACCAGGTCGTAGGAGGTCTCGGGAATCTCAACAAGGAGAGCCGGAAGAAGCGAAAATGGGCCAAGAAGGGGTCTGGTCGGATGTCTCTCCGTCGGTCTGAGAGGGCCGCAAAGCGTCGCAAGAGCTTTGGAGAGGGAGATGTGATGTCTCCGCTGGCTATGGAGCTTCTCCAGGTCACGGAGTCATCGGAGTCGAATGAGCAGATGGGCGTGCGCGATGAGATCATCGAGAGGATCGTTGGTATCTTTGAACTTCTCAACGAGGAGTTTACGGACAAGGCGGTTACTGAGATCTTCGAGGATCAGGTGAACAGCATTGTCGACGCATACGAGCACGAGAGGTTGGAAGAGGACGCGATGGACGACAACGAGTTCGTCGCTGAGTTGGACCCTGCCCTCAAGCTGATCACCAAGTCGTTGGGGATGCTGGAGGACATGGACGGTGAGAAATCGGGAAACGAGTAGACCGCTTATCAGAAAAAAAGACCGATAGGTCAGGTGGTAAGCGGTTGAGGAGGACGGCGTATACGTCGGGGAGATTGGAGTTGATTGGATATGAGTCGCCGCTCAAATTTGCAAGGCTTGATGGCAAAAAGACGAGCCGGAAAATCTCCCCAGAGGCGAAAAGAAAGCTCGACCGCAACCCACTTGCACGAAAGCGAGGTCTCCGGCACAAGGCTTGGAGAAAATGGTGATAAAATGGCTGCTAAAAAGAAGCTTCTGATAGAGTCTACGCCTGTCACCCTCTCTCTCGTAGAGGGGCGGCAAGATGGGAAGATTATCGCACGTGGCGAGTTTGGTCGGGTTGGAGTTCCAACTGACAATGGGCGAATCTATCCAGAAAAACTGATGGAAAGAGAGATCAAACGTCTCTCTGAAGATCTCAAAAGCCGCAAGGTGCTCGGAGAGTTGGATCATCCGAGTGATGGGAAAACAAGCCTGAAGAGGGTTTCGCATGTCATCACCAGTCTGACGATCAAGCCAGACGGTATTGTTGAGGGCGAAGCTGAGGTTCTGAATACGCCTGAGGGGAAGACCTTGAGGGCGTTGATCGAGGCCAACGTTCAAGTTGGTGTTTCGAGTCGCGGGTTCGGCTCGACCGCTCCTTCCCGTGGGGCGCAAGAGGGAGAGGAAGTCCAGGAGGATTTTATCCTGAAGACTTATGATTTTGTGGCTGATCCGGCAATGAAGTCTGCGGTTCCTGGAATTTACACGGAGGACATTGATGATCCTACGTTGGCGAAGATGTTTCTGGATGAGTTCCCGGAGATAGCGACATCGATCAAGATGGAAGACGGAGAGGCGCTGACGGAAGAGTCTGGGAAGAAGGCAAATGCGGAACTCGAAAAGAAGATCGCTGCGAGGTTGACCGAGAATTTCGAGCGCACGCTCAAAGCTGCCCTGCTCGACCAGAGAGAGCAAGTTGAGAATGATATCCGCGAGGAGTACGAGGGAGACCCAGAGATCGCCGGAGCGAAAGGTATTCTTGCTGCGATTGCCGAGATGGTAGGTGCGTATTCGGCGACCCCGGATGAGAATACCGTCAGGGATGCAATGAAGGCTAGCGATCTCAAGGTGGCAAACGCGATGGCGGAAGCTGAAAAGGCCGGTAAGGTCGCGAAGAAGGCCACATTTGCGCTTCATGTCGAGCGAAAAATAGGGGGCCACCCGTTGGCCGGTACGATTCGCAAGATGATGAGGGGTAGAGAGTTTGAGTCGATTGAAGAGGTCGATGAGACTCTCCAGACGGTGATCGCGGAGCTTCCGGCCAAGGAAGACGTGGTCACGAAGGAAGAAGCGAAGACCCGTGTCGAGAACGCGGAGCTTCGAGGTGAGATAGCCCTGCTTGAAAGCAAGGTTGAAGAGCTGGATGCGAGAGCGCGGAAAGCTGGAGTGTTGGGACAGCGTATAGACGAGCAGCGTATTCAGGAGGTCGAAGAGGCGAATGCAGCGATTGAGGAATTGGAAGCGAAGCTGGCTGAGGCGCGGGCCGATGCAGTTGCTGCCAAATCCGAAGCGAATGTTCGTGTCGATGAAATCTCTGAACAGCTGGAGATCGAGAGGATCAAAGTCTATAAGCTCGAAAAGGTTGCCGGGTTGCCGAATGGTCGTGAGCTGCTTGGACTGATGGAATCTGTCCAGGATCGTAGAGTTGTTGATGAACTGGTGAAGAAAAGAGGGGTTTCCGAGATGCGGGATCCTGCTCTCCAAAGGATGTTGACGCAGAAAAAAGGAAAGATTGCGGAGACAAACATCCTGACGGAGGACGATCTTGATTCGTCGCCGAATCCGACGGACGTAGCCGGTCTTGGCTATGACATGGACGAGATGGCGGTGCTCTCAGGGATCGAGGGTTCCGGAAAAAACTAACTACGATCACAGGAGAGTGAAAAGTGCCAGCAGAAGCAAGAAAAATTTTAGAGGAGGCCGCAGGTAAGCGTAGTCTCCATGATCAGAGCTATGCAGCCGCTTGTATGAACAAGTGGCAGAAGCTCTTGCGTCCCACGGACAGCATGGATCCCATCCAGAGCCCGTGGAACAAGAAGGTAACGGCAGTCCTTCTGGAGAACCAGATGGACCACATGCGTAGCCTCAACGAGGATACGCTGTCCACGAACACGGGGTACTTCACCAAGTACGTCTTTCCGATTCTTCGGAGGGTTTGGCCGAACCTCATCGCCAACCAGATCGTGTCGGTTCAGCCGATGACCAGCCCGGTGTCCGGCATCTTCTACTACGAGAAGAAGTACACCGACCGGAAGGGATCCATGATTCCTCCGGTGGGGGTGACCGGAGATCCGAGGGAGCAGGACTACGACGGGGAACTCGTCGCAGGGACCAACATGCAGCAGAATTTCGGGAAGTACTACTCCTCGGAGTTCAACGACTACGACGCCGTGTGCACAGACACGGGGACGGCGACATCTGGTGCCCTCACCCAGGCGTCTGCGAACTGTCGCGTGACGGAATGGTCTCCGATCCGTGACAACGGAACGCTGGGACAGCGTACCTTCACGGTGAAGGCGTTCTATCGCATGAACGATGCCGACAACGCGAGCGCAGAAACCGACGTGATCGCGACCATGGACGATTCGGGCAATCTCATCGACAACACGGCAAACACGAACAACGTGGGAACGTTCGACATCACGAACGGACAGTGGTCCATCAACGCTGCGGGGTCCGGCGGATCAAACTCCCCGTTCACCAACAACACGGTGATCTACTTCCAGTACTACGTGAACTGGGAGCAGGTCTACCAGACATCTGGAGCCAAGATTCCGAGCATTAGCTTGGACATCCAGCTCCAGACGGTTCAGGCCGAGAGCCGCAAGTTGAAAGCTCGGTGGACTGTAGAGGCCGTGGACGACATGCGAGCCCTCCACGGGATGGAAGTCGAGTCCGAGATCGTGTCCACGTTCTCGAACGAGGTCATGCTCGAAGTCGACCGCGAGATCATCGACGCCCTCCTGGCGGGTGCTAAGCATAGCGCGAGCTACACTTACTCCTCCACGGTTCCGGGCGAGGTCGAGAGCATTCGTGAGCTGATCACCAAGATCAGTGCCGTGTCCGCACGGATTCACAAGACCTCCGGACGTGCACAGGCGAACTTCATCGTTGCGCCTCCAGCAGTCATCGCGTTGCTCGACCAGCTCTCCACTCATGGGGACTACGCCTCCATCGAGCAGAATATCCAGCCTGCCAGTTACGGTCCGCTCACGGCGGATTATGGCATCAGCAGGGTGGGTACACTGCTCCGGAAATGGGCGGTCTACAGCGATCCCTTCATGGCGGAGAACCAGATTCTCATCGGGCTCAAAGGAAGAAATTTCCTGGACAGCGGGTTCGTGTACAGCCCCTATGTGCCGCTTCAGGTCACTCCGACCTTCATGGACCCGGACGACTTCACGTTCAGGAAGGGCATCCGGACGCGCTACGCCACGAAGATGCTCCGTCCGGAGTACTACGGGAAGATCACGGTCAGCGGTCTTCCGTCGGTGGTGACGAGCTAATCTTGGCCCATTGGGGTTAAGGTTTGTTGACCGAATTTAGGGGTCGGGTCGGTTTCGGCCCGGCCCTTTTTTTCAGGAGAATGACAATGACAATATACAGGTTGAAACAAGGAATGCCGAAGCAACCACTCGTAGGTTTGTGGACAGAGGAACGCGATGGTGTTCAGATTGTCCATAAATCTGATTATGTTTTCGAGCCGGGGGTTTCGGTTGACACGACGATGGATTTCGATTCTTGGGTTCCAGGGATCCTTGTGAAAGAGGAGAGTGCAGATAGAGGAGAAAATTCCGCGAAGGAGGATCCGGAGCCGACGACAGTCGAGGATGAATCCACGGAAGGTGCCGAAGAGGAAGCCGAAGAGGAGGCCGAAGAGGAGGCCGAAGAGGAAGCCGAAGAGGAAGCCACAGTCGACGAAGACGTTCCCGTGACAGAGAGTAAGGGTGAAGGGGAGATCGGCGACGAGGTGGAC